GGGCCGATGCAAAAGCATCTGCGCAGGCAAAGTTGGCAGCACTTGGCCTGACAGGGGATGAAGTGGCAGCGCTGCTGCCTTAATTAACACAATCGGGGGATATATGCGTTTTCACGTTGTAGCACTACCGCACACACAGGTCACAAAGGATGATGCAGGTTGCGCATTTACTGAAAAAGTGCGCCGTTTTGTAATGATGATGAATGCCCAAGGCCACACTGTGTACTAGTATGCAGGTGAGCAATCTGAAGGTGTTGAGGATGAGCTTATCACCTGCATCTCAGAACAGATGCGTGCCACGGCACAAGGTTCAAATCACTACACATCAGTTTCATTTGATACCAACCTTCCCCATTGGCAAGTGTTTAATGCCAATGTCATTGCAGGCATCACAGAACGATTTGAAGAAAAAGATTTCATTTGCTTGATCGGCGGTGGCGCTCACAAGCCCATTGCCGATGCCTTTCCTCACGCAATGTCAGTGGAGTTTGGCGTTGGCTACGGGGGCGTGTTTGCCAAGTACCGTGTATTTGAGTCATACGCCTGGATGCACTCAATTTATGCAGGGTGGAAAAACCCCACTACGGCAGATGGTCAATTTTATGATGCAGTCATCCCCGGCTATTTAGAACCTGAGATGTTCCCACTTGGCGATGGCAAGGGTGATTATTACCTTTTCATTGGCCGCTTGATAGATCGAAAAGGCTACCGAATCGCCCAAGAAGTGTGTGAACGCCTTGGCAAGCGCCTAATCTTGGCAGGGCCGGGCGAGCAAATCGGATATGGTGAATTTGTTGGCAGTGTTGACCCCACTCAAAGGGCTGCGCTGATGGGCGGTGCCATTGCTACATTTGCACCTACTCTTTACATTGAACCTTTTGGCAATGTGGTCATCGAATCACAGGCTTGTGGCACGCCTACAATCACAACTGATTGGGGTGCATTTACAGAAAACAATCCTCACGGCGTGACGGGTTTTAGATGCCGAACCTTGCAAGAATTTATGAATGCAGCTCAAGATGTAAAGACACTTGACCGCGCTGCAATCCGTGAACGTGCCGTTTCCTTGTACAACCTTGATACTATCGGCGCTCAATACAATGACTATTTCAAGCGCCTATTCACTCTTTGGGGTGCAGGTTGGTATGAGTTGGGGGAATGATGGACCGCAGAGAGATTTTAGCCGAGGCCGACAGACTTACCCACGGCGATAGAGAAAAGAATTATGGTTCAGCTCTTACTAATCACCAACGCATTGCGGGATTGTGGTCAGTATTTCTGCAAAGTGAAATAAGCCCGGCGCAGGTTGCAATCTGTATGGGATTGGTAAAGGTTGCACGATTGATTGAGTCACCTGACCATCTTGATAGTTTTGTGGATTTAGCGGCGTATGCAAGTATTGCAGGCGAAATTGAAACTGACATTTAACGAAGTTTTTGACAAGGTTATTGTTATCAATCTTGCTAGAAGAAGCGACAGATTGGCTAACATTGCCAAGGAACTTGATGCTCACGGCATTGAATTTGAACGCTTTGAAGCCATTGATGGACAGGAATTAGGCATAAGTAGCGTTGAGGCTTGTGCGATAAGCCACAGGGCAGTTATTGAAAAATATAAAGATTGCCAAAATCTCTTTATCTTTGAAGATGATGCTGAACTTAGCCTTGATTTCAACCAAAAGTGGAATATCTTTATTGACAACCTGCCCGATGATTGGCAAATGATTTACCTTGGCTGCAATAAGATCAAATTTGAAAAGCCCATCAATGGCGTAGCTCGATTGTTAGAAGGGGTAGCAACCCACGCATACGGTGCCAAACAGTCAATGTTTGATTCTTTAATTCAAGCAAGCAAGCGTGCTGAACCCGTTGATCTTTCGTATATGCAATTGCAAATGTCGGTGCCGGTGTATGTAGCAATACCTAGTATGGTTGGGCAGGTTGCAGGATTCTCAGATATTGAGAACCGTTTTACAGATTACAAATATGTATTAGGATAACTTTTAGGCAACTTGTTGCCCCCATAAGCAAAGCCCCGCCACCTGCCGTTCCAGGTAGCGGGGCTTTGCTGCTTTTTTACTTTATGAACTCACGCAATGCGCAGATAATGATGTGTGTAACCGTGGTGCCTTCTTCTTGCGCCTTTACCTTGGCCGATTCCCACAGATCATTGGCAACCCTGATTGATCTCAGTGGGGTCATAGTGGCACGCACTCAGTCATTGAACCCCAACACCAACCAAGGAAATCATTGGCAGGGGCATCAATGCCCACATACCAAAGACTTGTGGCAATCTGCCAAATCAGGATTGCGCCAATCAGAATTGCAATTGCACGCACGCGCTTGCCACGCTTGGTAATCATATCTGCCCCAATTCTTCAATAAAGGCGATTGCCAAAGCAGAGTTCACAATTGCCCTGCGCAGAGCCATCTTCATTTCGTCAAGATCGGCAGTTAGTGAAGCCTCATCAAGGTCACGGCTGATAATAAGTAACTGATCGCTTGCATCAATCATTAGATTCTTCATTGCACCCATTTTAATTATCTCCGTTCGCTAGTTGTGCCTCAAAACAAGGAAAACAAATGTTCATCTTTTCTACTGATCGGAATGTTTCTTTGCAGTAATTACATACGCAATCGTGCAATTCGTACCAACTCATTATGCACCTGCCTTTGCTAATGAATCGCAGTATTTAAGAAACTTGATTGCGCCTGCGCGGTGAGAAACTTTTACAAGCGCATCAATAGAGATTTTGATTTCAGCGTATTGAGGATGATCTTTGATCATTGAATCAATTTTAAGATCAAGAGCGTTCATTATGCACCTGCCTTTTCTTTAAGTTGAATTTCAATACGTTCTAATTCGTCAAAATCATCTTGTGTCATCCACTCAGGGTGAAGCACTTGCTTTTCAAGAATCTGATTACGGCGAAAGTTAAGATGTGCTTCGCTCTTTGGTTCTTCTACTTTTTGAGCAACGCAATTGTGAGCAAATGGGATTGTGATGTGATTGCCAGACTTTGTGCTGACAATAGATGGATTTGCAAGATACCAATGACCCTTGACTGACTGACGCCAGACAAGATTAGTAGCGCCGCACTTATTGCAACTTGTTGTTGACATTTTTTACCCGTTCTATTGGAAACCCGTTCGTTTTCCAATACTCAAACAATAACACCTGTATATACAGACAAACAACATTTAGCCCTAAATTTGGCAACAATTTGATAACGGCATTTGAGCGTGTTAGGCTCCCGCTGAAAACCCGCCTTGAGGGGAAGCAGGCGGGTTTTCGCTATTGTGCAGCCCTTAGCCCTACACTTGCCCTATGACCACGCTGATAGCCTTTCAGGGGCCTAATTTCGCCATTCTAGGGGCAGACTCACAGATTACCGATGGGGATAAGCGCATCATTTCGCCAAGCATCCCCAAGGTGGTCAAGTTGGGTAAATACCTTGTTGGGGTGGCAGGGGATGTGCGCCCAGGGGATTTGTTAGCCTTTAATTGGAAACCACCGACCTACGATGGCACCGACCCCGTGAAGTTTATGGGGCGAAAGATCGTGCCAAGCATTATTGCAACCTTTCGAGATGGCGGTTATGACTACGCCAAAGAAGGTGCGAGCTATTCCTACTTGATCGCATTTGCCGGCAATGTCTTTGAAATTGGCGATGACCTGAGCATCAGCCAAAGCCAAGACGGTCTTTATGCGGTAGGCAGTGGCGGTGCCTACGCCTTGGGGTACCTTTCGGGAACCTTAAGTAACCTGACCCAATCAAAGTGGGCGCAGGATGAGATTATTGAGGCGCTCAAGATTGCTGCCAAATATGATGTAAATACATCTGCGCCATTTCAGATTGAGATTCAACCCGTTTAGCGTGTCGCGCAGTTCCACAATGTGTAGTATGTGGCACCCTACTCTTTGAACAGAAAGGAATACCAAATGGCTTGGTTATTTTTAATGTGTGGCATCATCGGCTTTGTAGCTCTTTATGCCATTGTGATTTCTGCATTTGAAATTGGTGGCGATCAATGAGAACTACAAGAGAACCATTGTTTTCAGTCCACACTCATTCAAGCGGTGCAATTGCTCTTTATCTTGAAGAACAAGATGCCGTGAAAGAATTAGTGCAGGATGTTGTTGGCTCTTATGAGATTTCTGATCTTGATTTTCTCAAGGCCACCGCAGCCGAGCATTACAAATCAGAGTTCTATTTTGAAAACCTAGAATCTGCTCGCCAAAATCTGCCTGAAAATGCTCCACTTCTTTGCAATATGAGTGAGGATGAGGCATTAGTTTTGGCTGAGGATTTGGTTCGAGCAGTAAAACTTGCACGCATCAGCCGTGAGGCTCTCAACAACTTTCCACACTTACGGGCAGTGGAGTAATGGCCAATCCAAACGGGCACAAAGGCGCACAATTTGAAACCGATGTGATGCGTTGGTTACGCACCGCTGGTGCCTTGTGCGAGCGTTTGGTGAAGGCAGGCAAGAATGATGAAGGCGATTTAGTTGCCGTCATCGCAGGTGAGCAATACATTCTTGAACTCAAGAACCGCAAAACAATAAGTTTGCCTGAATTTTGG